TATCCTGTAGCTCCTGTTGCACCTGTTGGACCAGTATAACCAGTTGGACCAGTATATCCTGTAGCTCCTGTTGGACCAGTATAACCAGTTGGACCTGTATATCCAGTTGCACCTGTATATCCTGTATCTCCTATAGGTCCTCCTGAAGGTCCTGTGGCACCTGTATCTCCTATAGGTCCTCCAGAAGGTCCTGTTTGGCCTCTACAACCTCTTCCAGTAGGTCCTGTTGCACCTTGTGAACCTGTGTTTCCACGTGGTCCTATTTGAGAATGTCCAGCTGGACCTTCAGGACCAATAGGTCCTTGTCCTCTTAAATCGCAACATCTTTGAGCTCCTAAATATTGATTATATGTTCCATAATATTTTGACATTATTATATATTTTAATTTATATTTTAATTTTGGATAATTTTCGTTAATCTCTCTTTGTCTACATTGTTGTAATCAAATAAATATTCATCACACCATTCTGTATTTGAGTTTGTAGGAGACACATATAGCTTTTCTTTTTTACAGTCTTTACCAATATAACCGTTTTTAATTAATTCTTCTTCTGGTATTACATAAAATTTTCCATTTTTACAATTTAACCAATATAAATCATTGTCACCTTCTTCATAAGATTTATTTTTACATTTTCCATTTATTCTACAATCATATTTAGTCAAACTAAACATATATGAATTTTCATTATTATGAATTATTGAACCCACTTTTTCTTGAACTTTTTTAGAACCAATCATGAAATCATAAACTAAACCCTCCATACTATTATTTTTAAATTCAATAAAATTAATTTTGTTTTCTCTTATATTACGATATTCTTGTTCTTGTTGTTGTGATTTACTTGTAGGTGTATCCAATATTTTAAATTCAAACTTATTTGATAAATTATAATAATTTGTTAATTTTTCAATTAAATTTTCATTATTAACTTCATATTTATTATATTTTGATTTTTGTGCGACTCCGATAGTTTTTAATCCTTTTACTTCTTCATAAGGAATTAACCACATTTTTTTATCTTCATCGCAAATACATAATAATAAACAATTATCATATTCTCCATTATTTAATCTAAAATAATATTGTTCCCTCTCTGTTTTTTTATTAGTAGTTTTTACTTGAATTCCTAACCATAAATCTTCTACTTCTTCAAAACTTTTAATAACAATGTCGGCTTTACATCCATCAAATGATTTAATTGTTGTAAAATGATCTCCTATTAAGTCTTTAATATAATTAATACATTTTAATTCTTGTTGTAATGAAGATAATTTATTATCATTAGAATATAAATCTTTTAATTTATAACTTGTATTTTTATTAACACATTTTGGACAATTTATGCCCTGATTTAATGTATTAAAGTTTTTATAACTTACGTTGTTTTCATGTCCACACGAAGCATTATATTTTATTTTACAATTATTATTCTTGTAATTTTGAATAAATTCTTCTTTGTTCATAGTTACTAAACAATCTTTTTCTGAAAATTTTTTTACAACATCTTCGTAAGTGGGAATTTCTAAAGCACAATTTCTACACTTTTTTCCTATTCCATTTATAAATTCCTTTAAAATTATATTATGTGTGTGTCCACAACAAGCTATATATTCTAATTTTCCTAATTGATTTTCGTATTTTTCGCTTACCAAGATACATTTATTTTCAGTAAATATATCTTGAACTTGTTTATATGTATATTTAACAGGCATATCTTATATATTCTTATGTCTTTATATTATTTTAAATAATATATATTATTAAATCAATTTTATTTAATAATACTTTTTGTTACTGAAAAAATGCATGATACCGATTTTTTAAAAATTTGTTACGATAAATGGTAACAACTTATGAGGAGGGGAGCGGTGCTAAGCAGAGCTTTATCTCGCCAAGACTAGCAACATTATACTTCACAACAAGAGGCAAATCGTTTTCCAAATAGACCTCAATTTGCTGACATAAGTTGGTACATTTAATGAAGTAGCCTAAATTCTTAAGAGAGAACTCGCCTTGAATTATTTTCGAAGAATCTTGCTTTAAAATAAATCCCATGCTTCCATCCGATTCTGCACGATGAATCTCAGCTGAAGCAAATTGGCCAGAGCATTTGAAAATGAGTTCATTACCGACTGACTTAATTTCAAGCTTATCTGAGATACAAGAAAGGTCTCTAATAATCTTTTGGAAATCAGCAGAAGGTAAATTTATAATTGAAGAAAATTTTACATCAGGATATTGCAGCTCTTCTGGTTCTGGTTCAATAAGACGAAGTTTTTGCGTCTTACATTGCTTAATCTCTCCGTTCTCAAATTTTAATGCTAAATGAGAAACAATTCCATCGACATAGTCAGAGTTTTCTATATAAATTGTTAGAGTATCATCATTATCAATTGAATTAATTAATTTAAATAAATGAAACATATTTACACCAATAATAATTTTTTCCTTCTTACATTCATAAACCTCGAAATTTTGAGCAGCTAAATAAAGATGAGCTAAAATGGTATGCGATTTATCCATATTAATAATACGAATGCCATCTGGCTCGAAAGTTATATTTGTTTCTAAAAGAATATCTTTTAGAGCAGTCATTAAAGTTCTAAAAGGAGCTATTTGAACTGTTTTAATAGTTAAAACATTACCATCATTTTGAGTTGTTACTTGGTTTTTATTTGAAAATGCAGACATTATACTATTTTTAATTTAAAATCTTTAAATACTTATGAATTTAAATATTTAAAATTAAATTTTGAACGAATTGTTTTTAAAATAATTTATAAATATTAAATAGATTTATGTTTTAATACAATACAATAGAGCAATATTAATAGGTCTAGTTTCAGTTCCAATTATTCCCAAGGCTGCTTGTTCAGGATATGTTCCATCATCTGTTAAAGCAGCATCTGCACCTGAACCAATTCCCTTTGTATCACACCAAGAGTTATATACACCTGTTCCAACACCATTTACTGAAATGTAAGCCACACAATCATTATTAGACGCTATATGTTTATGTGGTTGCATTTGGTCTTGTTGAACTGAAGCAAATGCTCTACCAGTATCAATTCCACCTGTAGCTCCAGTAGCTCCTGAATTCCAACCTCGGACAAAATATCCTCGTAAATCAGGCAAAAGAAAATAGGGTGCTGAAATACATCCAAATGTGCAACCTATTGCTAAAAAAAGGTTTGTATAATCAGAAATTAATACTTGTGAACCGTCACAAGCCAACCAACCTGCAGGAGCCACAGACATTCCAAAAAGCATAATAGCTCCAGGTGGAAAACTTCCAGAAACTGCACTTCCAGTAGGACCTGCACTTCCAGTAGGACCTGCAATTCCAGTAGACCCATTAATTCCTGTAGGACCTCTAACACCCTGAGGACCTTGAGGTCCAGGAACACAACAAGAATTTTTATTTTTTAAATATTGATTATAACTAGACATATAATAAATATTTATATAATTTTTTTTATTTAATAAACTATTGCTTTTGGAGCTTTTCTTGTTCCATGTCCATACTTTCTTTTTGCTTTTTTTGCCATTGTTAAAGCTTTTGAGTTTTTATTGCATCCTTCTTCTAAAATATTAAAATCAATAGCTGAGGCTTTTCCAGAAGTAATTGAACTTGCTAAACGAGCTATTCCCCAAGATTGTGATGTTTGATTTGGTCTTGAACCTGAAGAATAATAAGCTCCTTCACCTTTATTTATAATTTTTGCAAGAGCAGATTTTGAACAACCTGTTGCTTTTGCTAGTTCATTTGTAGCTCCAATTTTATCAATATTATATATTTTCATTGCCTTCAATATATGAAGTGATTTTTTAGATTTAAAAGATGGAATTGCTTTTCTTGTGTAGAACTTCCCTTTTTTATAAAGTCTTCTAGATTTCATTAACATTTTAGATTGAATCTTTCTATCTTTTTTTGTTAGCTTTTTTGGTAAATACCTTAGATTTATTTTCATTAATATAATAATATATTTTAAAAAACTAATTTAAAGATAATATGTTAAAAAACATAGAATGACAGAAAATATAAATGAATTAAAATGTTCTGAAACTTTAAAAGATTTACTACATAAATACAAAGATAATGAATATATGGCTCAACGAATATATAATCATATTGTTAATTATTTACCTAATACACTTGATAATGAATCAAAAAATCACGAAAAACGCGTAAATCGTAACAATTATTTAACAAATGAACAAAATGTTTTTATCCAAGTTTTTTTAAGTAAAAACAAATACTTTTATTTGCCAAATAACAATTTATTTTATGAATATGATGGGCAAAAATATTTAATTATTAAAGAAGATGATGTAATTCATAAACTTCTCTCTACTATTTCAAAAGATAGAGTACTTTTACAATGGAAACATAAAACAAAAATAAATATTATTAAACAAATTAAAGATCGAAGTCTTTTTAGTTCTATACCTGAAACTGATACAATTCAAAATGTTTTAAATGTTATTTATCCTTCATTCTTTACTTCTAAAAATTCAGCCAAATATTTTCTTACCATAATAGGCGACAATATTTTAAAGAAAAACCAACAATTTATATACTTGGTTAGTCAAAAAATGAAACAATTTTTAAACGAATTGGATAATGTTGCTTTGGTTTCAATTGGAAATAGTAATTCTACAAATAATTTTATGACTAAGTATCACGAAAACCATTCTTATGAAAATTGTCGACTAATTAAAATTAATGAAAATTTTTCTAATGATGTTTGGAGAGAATTACTAAAAAGGATTGGGTTAGATTTACTATGTGTTTCGGTGCATTATTCTAAACGCTACGAAAATTCAGATAAATTTATTGAAAATAAAGCTGATGAAGAATTAAAAGCATACGCATATTACATTAAAAATACAAATCCGGTTAATATAGTTTCTGAATTCTGTAATAAATTCATTATTGAAACCACACCGGAATATAAAATGGAATGGAAAAATTTACATTTTGTTTGGAAACAATTTCTCTCTAGTTGTAATTTGCCAAATATTATTTACTCTAATTCATTAAAAAATCTAATCAAAGATAGATATCATTATGTAGAATGTTCTGATTCTTTTATTGGATTAACAAGTAAATATGTACCAGTGCATAGCGATTTTATTCAATTCTGGGATAAAACAATAAATTTTTCAAATGCAGAATCAGACTCAGAATCAGAATTATTATTTGATTATGAACTTGAAATTGATGAAATTTGTTCTCTATTCAAGTCTTGGGCAAAACAAAATTCTGAACACCTTATGTCAGCTGGAAATATTAGCGAAGAGAATGTTTTAAAGATCCTTAAACATTTTTTCCCATTAATCGAAATTATTGAAGATAAATTTGTTTTAAATGTGTCTTGTTTATTGTGGAATAAAATAGAAGACATTACTGACTCATTTGATTATATTAAACAACAAATTGTAAGCGAACATAAATTAGCTCTTGTTTCATTTGATGACGTATATAATTACTACTATAAATATTGCAATAATAACTCATTAAAATTTATTGTTAGTAAGCGTTTTTTTGAAAAATATTTATATTTTAAGTTATCAGAACATATTGTGTATGAAAAATTTATTGAAACAGAATGGTTAAATGAAACAAACTGAAAAATAATAGAAGATAATTATATTGTAAATTAATTACATTATAATTTGAATATATAACTTTATTTAATTGGCATTACCAGCCATAAATTGAAGATTAACTCCAGAAGTTCCGACACCTTGTCCGTTGTATGATAAAGGAGCCAAAGGGCCTCCTAAAACCATACCACCCTTCATTTTACGACTTCCTTTGCGACCCTTGCGACCCTTTGTACCCTTCTTAATAAAACCAAAATGTCCCTTCTTTGTTACATATCCAGCTTTAACAAGGCGTTTCTCTCTTTTGGCTGTTTCATGCTTCTTTCTAGAAACAATGCGACCATGTTTATTCATCATTAATGCAGACTTAGAGAGTCCTCCACTTGTCTTTTTAGCATTTCCGTGCCAAACTTGTGCGCGAGTTCCAATAGTATGTTCGATTGTCATTATAAGATAAAATGAGAAAAAAATAAAATGTTTAATGAAATATATAAAACGCATTTAAAAATTTTTTGGAGGACTTCCACTTCCGCCAGGCATACCTTCCAATCTACCTAAATAATTAATGCTTAGTGGTTGTCCTAAATAAAAATTACCATATTGAGTTTTTCCTCCTTTTGAATAATTTATTATTTGTGAAATTCTTCTATTATTTGAAATTCTTGTGGATGGTGAATCTGAACCAACAACTAATTTATTATATTTACTTTCAATACATAAACAGTCTAATTGTTCAGAATTTGGAAATAAAGCGTTATAAGCAGCAACATAATTAATAACACGAGATGAATTTGATTTTGTTCCTGGAGTAAATTGTCTTTGAGAATGCATATTAATATTACTGTTGATTTTATTTTTTATTAATTTAAATAAAAATTGATTTTAAAAAGTGAGTTAAAAATAAAATTATATACTAAACTACAATGAGTGCTACTGACGCTAATAACAATGCATTATTCTTTGATGTTCAACAGAAGACTGATAAGCAGCATATCTTGGATAATCCAGATACGTATATTGGTTCTGTTGAAAGTATAGATGCTGATATGTGGATTATGAGCGAAGATGGTAATAAAATTGTCGAAAAAAATATAAATTATATTCCAGGTCTATTCAAGTTATTTGATGAAGGCATTGTTAATTGTCGTGATCATGTTGTCAGAATGAAAACTAGAGTTGATAGTAAGTCTGAAAATGCATTACCTGTTACACACATTGATATTGAAATTAATCCTGATGGAACAATTACGATGACAAATGATGGTAATGGTATTGACGTGGCTCAAAAGGATGGTGTATGGATTCCTGAACTTGTATTTGGTCATCTTAGAACTTCGACAAATTATAATAAAGACGAGAAAAAGATTGTTGGTGGTAAGAATGGTTTTGGATTTAAACTTGTTCTTATTTGGTCTACTTATGGTCGTGTTGAAACTGTAGACCATATTAGAGGTCTTAAGTATGTTCAAGAATATAAGAATAATTTAGATGAAATTTGCAAACCTTCTATTACTAAATGTAAAAATAAACCATACACTAAAATTACATTTAAGCCTGATTATCAAAGACTTGGAATTCAAGGACCTTCTGTTGATATTATAGCTCTTTTAAAGAAGCGCGTCTATGATATTTCTGCAATAACTGATAAAAATCTTAAGGTCAAGTATAATGATAATTTGGTTCCTATTAAAAATTTTCAACAATATATCGATATGTATATTGGTGATAAAGCAGAGGCACCTCGT